GAGGAGTATTAGGATCAGGGGCATCTTCAAAAGCATAGCCTGTATTCATACTTCTACCCGCAAATTCTGCAGCCATATTTTCAAGTTTACCAAGAGCCAATTCTAGGTCCTCAGGAGATGGATCAGATGTAATCCCTGAAATTCTCAGAGCTGAGAAAGCCCTGTTTATTATATCTCCTTTAGTATCACCAGTAGCCATGATAATTACTCCTTACTTTTTATGAGATTTATTCTCTGTTTCAAAGATTCTTCTACTTTTACAGGTTCTTCTACTTTTACAGGTTCTTCTGCTTTTACAGGTTCTTTTGTTAAAGACCATCCGTCTTCAAGTTCATGTAAGTATGAGAACTCATTACATATTTTAAGCATTCCATCTCTAAAAAGAATTATAGCCATCTAAATTCCCTCCTTATAAATTAGTCTCTGTTATGTGTAATTTTAAAAGAATCTCCCATTTTTTGCCTGAAGGAACAGTAAGATCTAAAATGTCCTCCCCACGTGGACTTGTTTCAATTTTAAGTGATTTGCCAGAATCCACTTCAAACTTTCCTGAACCAACATAGTTTGTTACAGATTCAATTGCAGGAATTACTTGTGTTATAATCTCTATTGCCATTTTACAATTCTCCCCCAATTGTCCCTATCAGTTTTGATAGGGACAATGCTAAAATTTACGAGTGAGCAACTAAGTTTGGAATTGGCCCAAAAGTGGCTGCTGCTTGCAAATAGCAGTTAGCAGCCAGAGCAGCATTCCAATCAAGGCAACCTGTTGCTGTTGCAGCACCAGCCGCTGTTTCTGAAATGAAGTTCATATTCATACAGTTTACTTCATCGCTATCATCATCAAGGCATAGAGCTGTTGCAATGATTTGAGAGTTCTTGAGTACAGTCTGCTCGGCAGCAGATGCAAAATTCATACCTTCAGCAGCTTCAATGAAACAGTTGTCCATTAGACCAACACCTGCATCACCGTCAAAGTTAACTCCAATAGTGTTCCTGCCCCCTCTTACATCAGCATAGACATTACAACCCTTCATCACCCAACCTCTGGAGGCACCTAATGAACTGATGCCAGAAGTATTGACTACGGGTTCAGATTTATAGATGTCTACATCATGGAGTTCCCAGTAGTTCATGTCAGCAGGAAATGTGATAACTGGAGCTGTCGTGGTTCCGACAAAGCCCATATTGAAAATTCTGAAACCAGGCACAGCAGTCCCAATGGTAAAGTTACCTGTAACAAGTGGTTTGGTTCCTAATTGGTAACCTACACCAACAAGGTCACTTTTCTCAGCTGCAAGAACAAGTGTTTCTGTGAAACCATCACCACTTACATAAACAGTGTTTCTTTTAGCCCAGTTTCTGTGAAGAGCTGCATCTGTATCAGCAGCAGCAAGACCAACAGCAATAGTGTCAAAAGCAGATGCCCAACAGCGACCATCAAGACCAGTAGTTTCTATGTTAACATCAACATAGAAGAGATTACCAAAGGCGCCTCTTGCTTCAGCAGCTGACCTTCCTGTGTCAGGAACATAACGCCAGTTTTCTTTACCCCAGTAATTACCCACATACCAGTTAGTGTATTTGGATAAGGTGACTGGGAGGTCACACCCAACAACATGATTACGAGCCATATGAAAAAGACTTTCAGTAGGTGTGCCTACAATTTCAATACCAGTATCACTGTTATAAGTACCAAAAATGACATTATCAATAATACTAGTATCTGGTCGTGAACCTCCAGTTGGAACATGAATAATCCCACTTGTCGCTCCTACTAGAATAATTTTATTACGTCGAACCATAGCACGGGTAGCTTCGATTCTTATAGCACCAGTATCCCAACTTCTGAAGAGGTTATCTTCAATTAAAAGATCCGGAGCATCATAAGTGCCGCCTTGATAAATCCCATGTTCTCCAGACCAACCATCAAAACGACAGTTTCTAATAGTAACCTTATAAGGGGACATCGTTGTTCCAACTCGGATAGCATCAAAGGTGTTATCAACTGCGGAAAAACTAATCCCATCAATAACAACCTCATGAGCATTAATAGTCATAAGATGCCCTGCATCCCCACTATAGATCATTGCTTTATTCTGAACATCATTACCACGTGGGCCACGAATAGTAAGTCCCTGAGTTGTGATGTTGATAACAGCATTCGCATCATAGTCACCAGGAGCTACATTAATAACATCATTCCTATTTGTAGCATAAAGAACAGCTTCAGGAAGAGTTTTAAAAGCATTAGCCCATGATTTACCATCTCCACTTTGTGATATTGTACTATCAGCAAAGTAATTAGTTCCATTGAGTGTGATTGTTGAAATGTCATTTGTCAATGTCTCAAGACAAGAACGACAAGTATTTAAACCAGTGTGAAAAAAATCTCTTTTAGCCATAATAGTTTCTCCCTGTTCAAGAGGGGGTATTGGACCCCCTCGGGTAGAAGGTTAATGTTAAGTATGAGCTGGAGGACCACCTGTTCCTGTAAGACTCCAAATTCTCCAACCTGCAATATCATCCACATAAAACAAAACAGCCTGATCAAAGGCATCGTCAAACACAATTGTTGCCCATCCAGTTGCAGTAGCAGGGGTTAAAGTACAAGCACCCCCACCATCAACTACAAGATTAATAACCAAGAGTTGGCTAGGTTTACCATTTGCTAATGTGAGTGCTTCTGCATTATCACCTGAAGTCTTAGCTACATATGCATGGGTAACAGGAATGACTAACTCATCAGCAGCAACAGCAACACCATAGTCATCAGTTGCATCTGAATCCTGTTGATGAAAAATTTCTCCAATTCTTATAACTTGTGACATATTTAAAATCCTCCTTGTTCAAGGTGAAGTTGTTACACTCCACCTAGAGGTTTAAGGGTTAATGAGAAACTGCAACACCACAGCCTACGGGATCACTAATAGTAATCCCCCACCAAGTAAACAATCTGAATCGAAAATTCATCGTGGCAATGTCGCCATCATAGACCATATAAACTCTTAGTCCATTGGACATGGTATCTGTAATAACCTTCATGCCATCATATTGTTTAAAAAGTTCTCCTGGAATTGTACCACCAATTACCTCAACTGCTGACTTATCCCAAAAGAGATTTACTTTGTTTGTAGCATCAATGTTGAGACGAGTTAATGTGGCCCCATTAAGAATTGCTGTGTTTATGTTAGCGTACGCTGCTTCAAGAGTTGAAATTCCTGCTTGATCAGCAGCAATTGGTTTAGGGTAAATTTTAATGTGGGTAGCATCAGTTAATTCAATTACTGTAAAAATCATTGCTTGACCTGTTGCAATCTTATCTGCCATACCTATAGATTGAATATCTACTGCTGCATTTTGGAGAGTAAACTTATCTCCAACAGTAACAAGAGCAGAATTATTAACAACCAAAGACGCTTCCCGATAGTCTACATTTGTTACAACGAGTGTAGTAGCATTTACTGATCCACTTGAAGGAACAAAAGCTTGATTACCTGTTACTGTTACAGCAGGATCAGCACCACCTGTGATATTGGGTAAAAAAGAACCTACATACACATCAAACTCTGCTACATTTTTGCCAATTTGTCCTGTATTCCAAGTCTCTGCAGATCGACCTTGAAGAGTTTGACGAGCAGCTAAATCGGTGCCAAAAAGAAGGTTATCTCGATCATTTATACAAAAGTATCTTTGAGTTCTGGACTTTTGTCGTTCATTCATGAGAGCCTGAGCTTCAGCAATAAACTCGTAGCCACTTGTTGCATTAGACCTATAGAACAATGCGGCTTGATTCATAATGGAACTGGCAATGTTTGAATTCAATTCAGTAGCTTGCCGTTGGCCTGATTGCTCAGCTCTGCGTTCCCAGAAACGCATTTCTCTAAGATCGTCTGCTCTCATCCGGACAAAATCATTTCTTGGAGTTCCAAGAACAGCTGGATAAGTTTCCTCTATGATTCCTGTTTCAGCACCTGTGAGGTCCCACCCTTCAATAATTGGAGCAGACTGCTGTACAGGATACCATATCACATTACTGGTATTCTGCATCATTCCACCTTCTGGTTCATGAAAATCTACTAAATCCAGAAGAGTCATTTGATGTTCATGAGTCTCCTTAAATTTTTCGAACATAACCTCAGCGATTTTACCTGTTGACGAAGCCATAATTTATATCCTTTCTACCA